ACCGCGTCTGCTGGAGAACCGGATGCGGACCATCCTGATCGACGAGGCGCACCGGGCGTTACGCCCCGACAAGCCGGGTGTGGAGGAACTGCTCGGCATCATCAACACCGGATACCGCCACGGCGCCACACGCCCCGTTTTGATCCCCACCAAGGGCGGCGGCTGGGACGCCGACGAAATGACGACGTTCGCGCCGCTGGCGATGGCAGGTAACAATCCGAACCTGCCCGCTGATACCGCCTCGCGGCAGATCCGGATCCTGCTGATGCCCGACCTTGACGGCAGCATCGAGGATTCGGATTGGGAGTACATCGAAGACGAGGCCGCCGCGCTGAGAGCCCGCATCGCCGCCTTCGCTGATGCAGTCCGCGACGACATCCGCGGCATAGATGCCGATCTGCCCGCGGGCTGCATAGGTCGGAGCAAGGAGAAGTGGCGGCCATTGGCGCGGGTCTCCGCCGCCGCCGGGGGTCACTGGCCGCAGACCGTCTTGCGGTTGATCGAGGCGGATATGGCGCAGGAGAAGGCCGAGCGTGAGGCCGGGCTGAAGAAACTGCCGCCGGGCATGGTCGTGATGCGCGACCTGTGGATCATCTGGCCCGAGGGTGAACCGTTCATGCCGACCCGCCAGCTCGTGGCCAAACTCGTCGGACATCACCCGGATTATTGGGGCGCCGACAGTCCCTACGGCAAACAGCTCACCGAGACCAGATTGGGTCTGCTGATCGACCAGGCGGCGAAGGTGACATCGTGCCGGCCCGACACCCGCGGCCCCCGCGGCTATGTCCGCTCCACCTTGGAGCCGGTCTGGCGCCGACTCAAAATAGGCCGTATTCAACCCGGAGAACCCGGCGCACCCGGCGCACCCGGCGCAGATTGCGCCGGATCGCCTGGTGATGTATCCGGGTTATCCGAGTTATCCGGGTTCTCCGGGTTGTTTGAGACCCCTATCCAACCCGGCGCAGCGACCGGATTCGCCCCCCCGACCGGCCCCGGCCGCTGCCCCGAATGCGGCTGGCACATCGAGAAGCAAGGCCACCGCGACGACTGCCCAGCAAACCCCGCGTTCTGACTGAAAGGAATTTTCCGTATGACCGACCGATGGCCTTGGGGCGCTGGCCCGGCGCCCGCGCTGCGCTGCGACGAATGCGGTAAACGGATCGGCCGGCGCCGCTTGCACTTTGTGCTGACCGACGGCGCCCGGCTGCTGTGCGGGCGCTGCACGGAGCGCCGTGACTTGCACGCGGTCTACTTCCCGCACTGCCCCAAGTCCTGGCACGACCTTTACGACCACGATCTGCTGCTGGCCACCCGAGCGGCCGCGTGGTTCGTGCTCGACACCCCCGAAAAGAGGACCGCATGACCATCTGGACAGTCACCTTGTTCGACGGCCGCACCGCGCAGATTTCCGCGGACGAGATCACCACCCGCAACGACGGCAGTTTGTGGTTGTTGCGTTCGGTGGCGCCGCCGCCCGCCAAGCTGGTCCCGGTCGCGGTCCTGGCGGCCAACGAGTGGGTGTCGTGCTGCGTCTGCGATGCCGCCATCGCCTGGACCGAACGCGAGCACCCGGCATCAAGGCTCGCGTGATCGGTGCGATGATCACCCGTGTGGGCCGCCCCCGGCAACAGACGTGTCATCTCGGCCACCCCCTGTCGCCGGCCAACGTCCGGCTCAACGCCGCCGGATCCCAGGAGTGCCTTGTCTGCGCCCGTCGTCGCTCCCGCCAGTGGCAGCGCCAACATCGCGCCACCGTGCCCCGCGTTGACGACAAACACCCCCCGACGATCGCCCTCGTGGTGTGGGCGTCGCAGAACTTGCACGCCACCTGGAGCTACCACCGCAGCCACGCCGACGCCGCCGCACTGGCGCCGGCCGACGGCACCCCGCACACCATCATCAACGTCGCCCAGCCCAAGCTGCGGCCCCCGAAAATCAACTGGCCGATCACAGGAACCCCATGAACCCCGAAGAACAGCTCGCAGCCGAGGCCGCCGCCATCGCCGAGGTCGGCGACCGGCCGATGCGCCCGCATCCCCGAGGGCTTGCGGGCCGCACACTCGATGCGATCGACGACGCCGAACTAGTCAGCAGCGACCCGCACGCCAGCGAGGAAGCCAAACAGTCGGCCCGGGCCCTCGCCGACGCGCTGAGCGCCGCCCTGGCCGCCGAAGACTGACCCCCCGCGTACAACCCACCCCACCCGAGGGCCGCTGATCACTCCACGGCCCCATACGGCTCCAGGAATCGGCAAGGGTGGGCCAATTGGCCCAGGCCTATATCTGAATGACAACCGTGTAGTTAAATGGACCCTATCCCGGCCCCAGGGGCGATCAAGGTTCGCCGCGACAGGCCGTTTGTCGCGGCTCGTCTGTGCCAATCTCCCTGGGGCGGGGCATAATCCTCGGTAGACCCCGCATCGTCGTGCACGGCGCTGCGCGGGAGGGACAGCCAGTTCCCGGTCCCTCGGAGATGATCGGCACCCGTGAGGGCGGCACGCTCCCGATCCGGCACCCGTAAGGGGTGTCGTCAGGGGTCGTCAGGGACCCAAGTCCCTGACGCGTGCGAAACCGGCGCCTGTCCGCCGGTTTCGCCTTACCCCGAAAGCCGCTGCGTGCCATGCCATCCCAAGCCCTTATCGACCAGCTCGAAACCCGCCGCCAGACCTGCCAACAGCGAGCCGAAACGATCCTGGCCCGCGCCAAAGCCGACGGCCGCGACACCCTCACCCCTCAAGAAGACGCCGAAGTACATCAGCACATCGAAACGCTGCGCACGTTGTCGCAAAGAATCACCGACGAGACCGAGGAACTGCGGCGCGGCCAAATCCCCGCCCACCTACGCCACCTCAGCCACGCAACCCAAGACCGGAGAAGCACCCCCATGAACCCCACCAGCAACGTCTACCGCCCCCACAGCCAAACCAGCTACTTCCGCGACCTCATGCGCGTCCAGCTCAACATGGACGACACGTCAGAGTCCCGCCGCCGGCTGGCCGCCCACGCCGAAGAAATCGCCACCGATTTCGGCACCGAATACCGCGACATTTCCCGGGTCGACGGCACCGGCGGATACTTCTCACCACCGGCATGGTTAGTAAATCAGTACATCGAATTCGCCCGCCCCGGACGACCCACCGCCAACCTGGCGCAACGCCTGCCCCTACCCGGAGGCTGCGACAACCTCAACCTGCCGAAAATCCTGACCGGAACCCAAACCGGAATTCAAACCGCGGACAATACCGCGGTCACCGACGTCGACCTGACCGACACATTCGTAAATCTGCCGGTACGAACACTCGCAGGCCAGCAAGGAATCAGCATTCAGCTGATCGACCAGTCGCCGGTGGCGATGGATGACGTTATTTTCAAAGACCTCACCGCCGACCACGCCATGCGCCTCGACCAGCAGATTTTGTACGGCACCGGATCAAGCGGCCAAGTCCTGGGCATCGCCAACACACCAGGCATCCAAACCGTCACGGTATCGTCCTTGGACATCAAAGGCGTCTATTCAGCCATTGCCAACGCAATACAGCTGATCAATACGACACGATACTTGCCGCCCGAGGTCATTGTTATGCATCCACGACGGTTTTCGTGGCTGATGTCGCTTCTGGATCTTCAGAACAGGCCACTTTTTGTGCCAGACGCTAATGGCCCGTTCAATGCCGCCGGCGTGATCGAAGACGTCGACCCCCAGCAGATCGTCGGAAGAACCCACGGGCTGCCGATCGTTGTCGACGCGAACATCAAACCCACCGCCGGCGCCGGCACCGAAGACGAAATTTACGTGATGAGATCCTCCGACCTTGTCCTGTACGAATCGGGCTTGCGCGCGCGTGTGCTTCCGGAGCCGAAAGCAGCCACACTGACTGTTTTGTGTCAGGTGTATGGGTATTTGGCGTTCAGCGCGGCCCGCTTCCCGCAATCAGTTGTCCAGCTGACTGGGCTTTTGCCGCCCACGTTCTGATGACCGGCAGGCAGCCACGCAAACAGCCGCCGATCGCACCCAACGCCCCGGTGCTGACCACCCCCTGCACCCTGCTCGCCCTGCGGCACTGGCTCGCCGACATCGACGTGCTGGGCCCCGCCGCCGATGTGGCCGCCACCATCACCACCACCAACAGCGAAATCACCGTCGGCTAAACGATCGCGACCATCGCGGGCTGGTTGTCCACTTTGTGGACGTTTCA